AAACCTAACTTTTTCATCTTCTTGAAATTTTTTAATATTTTGCTGTCTTTCATCTTGAGGTGTAAGTCCATAATAATCAACACAACAACCTTCGCCAAACTCTTTAACAATTTCTTTAATAATTAAATTTACATCTCTTTGCCAATGTGCCCAAATAACAACTTTTCCTTCTATTTCATACAATATGTCAACTAATTCTTTTATACGATTATTAGGAATATCTTGCATAGTGCCGTCATCAGCTTTAAAATGACCACATGTAATTTGTTGTAATCTCATTATTTGTGTTAATGCAGTCGCAGTAGTTGTCATTTTACCGTTTAATGTTGCAAGAGCAGTTTTACGCATTTGGTCATATACTTTAAGTTGATCAGAACTTAATTGTACTATTCTTTTCATAAATGTTTTTTTAGGCAAATCTAAACAATCGTCTTTTAAGACTCTATAAGAAAAAGGTTTTAACTTTTCTGATAATTCACCAAGATTTCTATACCCAACCACTATTTGTACTGACCTACCACCAAAATTAGCTGTTCTCATTAAAGCATATCTAGTTCTAAATGAGTAATAAGAAGCGTGATCTAGTAAAAATGAATCTAAGAAAAAACATTGAGTATATAAATCTAAAGGTGATTTTGTCACAGGAGATCCAGTCAATATTCTTCTATATTTAGCCATTTTAGACAAAGACAATATAGCTTTAGTTCTTTTAGCTCCTGGATTTTTTATAGTCGTAGATTCATCTATTGCAACGAGTGCACTACTACAATTTAAAAATTTTTTAGCAAATTCTAAACCTTTTTTAGTTGAAAAGGCTTCAACATTCATAATTAAAATATGTAAATCTACACCTAATTTAAATAAACTATCTAGTTTAGATTGCTGTGTTTTATTAATTAAAGATTGCCACAATACTACTTTTTTATTTATATGATTTACCATATGATTAGGTATTTCAGAATCATACCAATTTTTATAAACACCTTTTGGTGCTATAATTAAAGCAGAATTAATTTTACCTTTATCATAAAGCATAGAAATATTATCTATAAGCACCTTAGATTTACCAGTACCCATTTCCATAAAATAAGCAAAAACTTCCTTATTCCATGACATTTCTAACGCTTTTAACTGATGCGCGTATGGTTTAGTTTTAAATTTATAATTTAACATTTTTCTTTCTTGACTTCTTATATAATAATGTTTATATGTTTGTCAAGAAAGTTATTTATGGAAAAAGAAAGTACAGTTTACGTATTACAAGAACTACCAGGGACAAGTATTGGTCGTCCTAAATACAATATTATTGGTGCTCAAAAATATGGCAAACTAAAAGTTCTTTTAAAAGAAAATACACAAATTATTATGAGTCCTGGTCCAATTATATTTGAACTAAGACGTTTATTAAAAGATTATACTTCAAAAGATTATCTATTATTATCTGGAGATCCATCAGTAATAGGAATTGCTGTTGCAATTGTTTCTGATATAAATAATGGAAGATTTAATCTTCTTAAATGGGACAGGCAGGAACAAATGTATTATCCATTAGAAATTAATCTACATGAGAAAGGAAAAATAAATGATTGATTATGAACAAGATCGAGTACAATCTGTAACGCAAACAGATGCAGCTAAAAGTTTATCTGACAAAGTTATAGAATTAAAAAATTTAGAAGATGAAATAGAGAATGCAGAAGAAAGTTTATCTAAATTAAAAGAAAAAGCTAAATATATTTCAGGCATAGAAGTTCCACAAATGATGGAAGAAATGCATATTACAAAATTAAAGCTTAAAGATGGAGAATCTGTAGAAATTAAAAAAATTTACGGTGCATCTATCACTCCTGATAATCAGGAGAAAGCTTTTACATGGCTTCGAAATAACGGCCTAGGTGACATCATTAAAAACGATGTTACCGTTACCTTTGGTCGTGGCGAAGATAACAAGGCACAGCAATATGCTGTCCTTGCACGAGGTCAGGGTTTTGAACCAGTCCAGAAAATTGGTGTTCATCCCCAGACACTCAAAGCAGTGGTCAGGGAGCGTCTTGAAGCTGGACAAGAGATGCCCTCTGATCTTTTTAAAACTTACGCGGGTAACAGTACAAAAATAACAAGGAGAAACTAGAAACATGGAAAACAATGTAACTACAAGAAAAGAAGGAGCACTACCATCTACAGCTTTGTACGAAGGTGATGCTCACGCAGGTTTTGAGAATGTAAATACAACAAGTTTGGCTTTACCTATCTTAAAACTTTTACAAAATGGCTCTGGAGAAGCACAAAAACGTAATCAAAATTATGTTGAAGGTGCAGAACCAGGAATGTTTTTAAATACAGTTACTAAAAAACTGTATGATGGAGCAAAAGGTATAGAAGTTATACCTTGTCATTATAAGTTAGAGTACCAAGAATGGGCAGACTTCGGAACGGGTTCTGGTAGACCAGAAAACATTTTTGATGCTAGTTCTGACATACTTTCAAAAACTAAAAACGAAAATGGTAAAGATAGATTGGAAAATGGTAATTATATCCAAACTGTTGGACAACATTACGTTTTAATTAGAGAAGGTAATTCCACAGAGAATGCTTTAATATCTATGAGTTCATCTCAAGGTAAGGTAAGCAGAAAATGGAACTCAATGATGATGTCCATAACTCTTGATGGAAAAAATGGCCCATATACACCGCCATCTTTCAGTCATAAATATAGACTAACATCTGTTTTAAACTCAGGCAAAGGAAACCAATGGTATGGTTTTAATGTCACTAAAATTGGTTCTGTTGAAGAACCAGCTTTATATGAGCGAGCTAAAAAGTTTTACACTAGTTTAGCTAGCAAATAGTGTGAATAGTAGGCGGTCGATGGAGACGTAGGCCGCCTATGCCACAGAGAGCATATGACAGATAAAGTAAAAATTTTTAAAGATATATTTGAAGGATTAGATTCTGCTTATGGTCAAACTATAAAAACAGATCAGTTTGATGAAAGAGGAAAACATAAAACTAAGTCTTATACAGTAAGTAAAGCACCTATTCTTAAAATATGGGAAGAACATTTAAAAGGAACGGATCCTGGGTTAGGAATTGTTCCAATTAATAAAGAAAATAAATGTAAGTGGGGTTGTATTGATATAGATACATATCCTTTTAATCATAAAAAATTTTTAATTCAACTAAAATCAAAAAATATTCCAATGATTCTCTTTAGATCTAAATCTGGAGGAGGACACGCATGTTTATTTACAAATAATTTTGTTCCGGCCATTATAATGAGAGCTAAACTTAAATTAATAGCTTCAGCACTAGGTTTTGCAAAAGCGGAAATATTTCCAAAACAAGATTACATAAGAGTTGATAGAGGTGATACAGGAAGTTTTTTAAACTTACCTTATCATGGTGAAGATAGAACTATGAGATTTGCGTACGATGAAAAAGGAGAAGCATTAAAAATTAATGATTTTTTTGAAGCATACAAAGAAAAAGCTATGTCTTTAGATGAATTAAAAAATTTAAAAATAGCAAACGATAAAGAAGGAGACGATTATTTTAAAGGTATGCCACCTTGTTTAGTAACTTTATTAAGTGATGGAGTTCCAAATGGTCAAAGAAATAACTGCATGTATAATGTGGGAGTATATTTGAAAAAAAGGTATCCTGATAAAGATGAATGGCAAAGTCATATGTTTACTTACAATAAAGAATTTATGACACCACCATTGGATACACCAGAAATAAATTCATTAATAGAATCTTTAGATAGCAAAGACTACCGGTATAAATGTAAAGATGAACCTATTCATAGTTTTTGTGATGCTAAAAAATGTTCTATGAAAGAATTTGGAGTTGGTGATGATGGACCTACGCCAGAAATAACTCAAATAAGAAAATATGATTCTGATCCACCTATTTATTTTGTATCTATAGGAGGAGAAAGTGTAGAAGTAGATGATGCTACACTACATGACCCAGAAAAATTTTCACTAGCTTGTATGAATCAAATAGGAATGCCAATGATGCCAGTTCCTAAACATGCATGGAGAAAATTATTAATAAAACTATTTGCTAATTTAGAAACAATTCCTGCGCCAGAATCTTCTAAATTAGAAGTTCAATTAACAGAAATATTATCTGATTATATTAATAAAGCTCCAGGAAAAGAAATGACTGATGTATTAAGAGGTATTGCTTATACGGATAAAGACGGAGATACTTTTTTTCAATTTAAATCTTTTTGGAGATATTTATTAAAAACAAAATCTTGGGCAGAAAAAACTTATCCAAGACAAAAAACATTAAGACTTTTACAAATAATGTTTGAAGTAAAAGAAAGATATATAAAAATAGAAACTAAAACGGTTAGAACATTTGTAATGGAAACAATTAAATTAAAAAAACCAAATACAAGAAAGCTTAAAGTAGAAGAAGAACCATGGCAGTAAGAACAATAATACCTGGCCCACCAGGTACAGGTAAAACTTGGACATTAGTAAACAAACATTTAGCTAATGAAATCAATGGTTTACAGACTGATCCTAAAAAAATAGTTTATGTTACATTTAGTAATGCTGCAGCGGACGAAGCTAATGAAAGAATAAAACACCCTCTTCTTTATATTTCTACATTACACTACCTTGGTACAAAAGAATGTAAAATTGATACTAACACACAATTATTAAAAGATAGAAAGTGGAAACAATTTACAAGCCAATCGTCAATTTGTAAAGGAATGAAATTTGAAACTAAAAAAGATATTTACGGAAATACTATACATCAAAATCCTCACATGAAAATAATATCTTATGCACGTTCTAAAAAAATTGATTTAATAGAAGCTGCTTTACAATTAGATTTACATCATTCTGTTGATTTATGGTTAACAGAGCAAATTGAACAAGATTTAAAATCATATAAAGAACAAACTGGAATGATAGAATTTTCAGATATGATTACTCAGTTTGTCGAGGAGGATAAGCGTCTTGCTCTCGATGCTGTCTTCCTCGATGAAGCCCAAGATTTAAGTCCTTTGCAATGGGATATGTTTTTTCATATTGAGAAACAATGTGAACGATCTTACATTGCAGGAGACGATGATCAAACTATCTACGGGTTTCAAGGAGCAGATCCAAATATATTTATAAATTTAAAAGGAATTTTTGATAACCAAGAATATTCTCACAGGGTACCTAAAAAAATACATGCTAAGGCACTAGAAATTTTAAAACAAATAGGTAGACGATTAGACAAGCCTTGGGAAGCGAGAGACGAGGAAGGAACTTACAAAGAAAATTGTTTATTAACTGATTTTAATTTTAGAACAGATGGATGGATGATCCTTGCTCAAACTAACGCACAACTAAAAGAACCTGCACAATTTTTAAATGATTTAAATTTAAGATACAAAGGTGGACAAAATGAATTATTACCAGCAGACTTACTTACAGCGTATAAAACTTGGACCAGATTAAACAATGGTGCAAGTGTATCTGGTGAAGATGCACAACACGTAATTAAAAATTTTTTAAGAAAAAAACAAGTAAAACGCGGGTTTGGAGAAGGAAAATTATTAGATAAAGTATTTACCGTTACGTTGGAAGAACTACAGAAAGATCACGGACTTCTAGTGACGGGCAGCTGGGAACATCTTCATATGTCAGATGAACAAAGAAATTACATAAAACTTTTATTAAAAAACGGCGATAATCTTACCACAGATTCAAAGATAGAGCTATCAACAATTCATGGTGCTAAAGGTAGAGAGTGTAAAAATGTTATTTTATACATAGATTTTGGTTCAGAAGATGAAAATGATTTTTTAGCAAGAGAAGCAGATAAAGATCCAGATAAAATTCATAGATTATTTTTTGTTGGAGTGACAAGAGCTAAACAAAATTTATATGTTATGGAAAGCACGCAAACTAATTTTTACAACATAGGATATCCAATAGTATGAGCGATGTATATAAAAAACAAATTGGAGGATCACATTATTCTTCAATGGTTATTCAGCCTTCAGAATTTATAAACAAAAATAACTTGCCGTTTGCAGAAGGCAATGCTATAAAATATTTATGCAGGCACAAACAGAAAGGACAGAAACAAGATTTGGAAAAAGCAATTCATTACTGTCAAATGGCAATTGATCGTGATTATCCTGATAAACCAAAACCAAAAGAAGATAAACCACAAGATAAAGATAACTCATGGGGGATAATTACTAAATAATGTTTAACGCAGCAACTGAATGGGTATGCCCAGAAAATTTTCCAACTTTAAAAAGTTATGATTATATAGCAATTGACTTAGAGACAAAAGATCCTAATTTAAAATCTAAAGGGTCTGGAGCTTTAACAGCTGAAGGTGAAATAATAGGAGTGGCAGTGGCCGTTGAAGGATGGTCCGGATACTATCCAATTGCTCACAGAGAAGGAAATTTACCTAAACAAAAAGTATTAGATTGGCTTCAAGAAATATGTAGCCTTCCATCAACTAAAATATTTCACAACGCCATGTATGACATGTGTTGGTTAAAAGCTTATGATATTAAAGTAAATGGCCATATTATTGATACAATGGTTATGGCGGCATTGGTAGATGAAAATAGATATTCATATTCTCTTAATAGTCTTTGTTATGATCATCTAGGAGAAGTTAAAGACGAAAGTCTTTTAACTGCTGCAGCTGAAAAAGCAGGAGCTGATCCTAAAGCTGAAATGTATAAACTTCCAGCTATGTATGTTGGAAACTATGCAGAAAAAGATGCTGAATTAACTTTAAAATTGTTTAAACATTTATCATTAGAAATTAGAAAAGATAATTTAACTGAAGTATTTGATTTGGAAACAAGATTGTTTCCATGTTTAATAGAAATGAAAGTTAAGGGCGTTCGAGTAGACGTAGAAAGGGCGCACTTATTAAAGTCCAAATTATCAGAAGAAGAAAAGCAGTTGTTGTTAAAAGTAAAAAAAGAAACAGGAGAAGATGTTCAAATATGGGCAGCAAGATCGATTGCCAAAGTTTTTGACAAACTTTCTTTACCTTATAACAGAACTGCAAAAACACAAGCACCTTCCTTTACTAAAAATTTTTTACAAGTGCATAAGCACCCATTGGTGCAATGTATAGCAAAAGCTAGAGAAATAAACAAGGCTCATACTACATTTATTGATACAATTATTAAATACCAATATAAAGGTAGAATACACGCAGATATAAATCCAGTAAGAGGTGAAAAAGGAGGAACGGTAACCGGAAGATTTAGTTATTCTAATCCTAATCTTCAGCAGGTCCCAGCGAGGAACAAGGATCTAGGCCCAATGATTAGATCATTATTTTTACCAGAAAGAAATCATACGTGGGGATGTTTTGATTATTCACAACAAGAACCAAGATTAGTTGTACATTATGCAGCAGCTAGTCCTAAGCTTAGAGAAGACGATGAAGTTAAAAGTATAGTAGAAAGATTTAAAAACAATGACGTAGACTTTCACCAAACTGTAGCAGACATGGCAGGCATAGAAAGATCACAAGCAAAAACAATTAACTTAGGATTATTTTATGGTATGGGTAAAGCTAAGCTGCAAGCAGAATTAGGTTTAAATACTAAAGAAGAAGCAGAGAAATTATTTGAAAAATACCACAGTCGTGTGCCTTTTGTTAAAGATTTAATGAACAATACATCAAAAGATTCACAAAGAAATGGATACATTACAACTTTACTTGGTAGAAGGTGTAGATTTGATACATGGGAAGAGGCCGCATTTAGACCTGGAAGACTTACAAGTGCCATGACATGGGAAGAAGCAAGCACTAAGTTTGGAGAAGATAATATAAGAAGAGCATTTACATACAAGGCATTAAACAAATTAATACAAGGATCGGCTGCGGATATGACTAAAAAAGCAATGTTAGATTTGTACGAAGAAAAAATTATACCACATATACAAATTCACGATGAACTAGATGTTTCTGTAGAGTCAGAAAAACATGCTAATAAAATTATTGATATTATGCAAAATGCTGTTAAGTTAAATGTCCCTAATAAAGTAGACTATGAGTCTGGAGAGAATTGGGGAGATATTTACGATTAACCTAGGAGGAAACTATGGAAATAGTAAACAATATAATTGCAAGAGTTAAATCTGATAGAAAAGTACAGATTGGCGTAGCTGTTGCAATAGTTATAATTATAATTTTAGTAAACTAATTTATGCATGGCCTATTTAAATGCAAACATTCCTGTGACTTACGCACAGATCAGGAGAGAATATCTCTACGATCTTAAAAAACATCATGGAGAAGTGGAAGACTGCATTATATTTGGCCTATCATCAATTACAGGGCGCCCTATACTCTTTCATGCAATTATGGAAAATGGTGCAGTCTTTTATAGGTTGCCAATTTCTGCGTTTATACAAAGAGGTTTTAACCCGAAAGAAGTACCTGGGCGTCGACTTGATGAGCTGGAGCTATGGAACTGCTTTAGTTACTATCCTGCTATTACTTCTTACGATATCCTAGACGGACAATCCGGTAAATATATTGGTAAAGATAAAAAATGGCATTACGGTGCTTATCTTTTCACAGTTGACTTTGCACATCCAGAGAGTAATATAGTAGATACAGATCATTCTGAAATACCGCACGAACACAAGTGCGCACACATAATGGCGTTAGATGACGGCAATTATGCGGCTCAGCCAAACAATAGAATAATATGGGACATACCTTCATTCACTGTGAAGGATGAAATTCCTGATTGGAAGGTACAAACTTCAGAATGGAACGTAGAAGACACTCGTAAATGGAGAACAGAAGACACTGATAATTTTTTTTACGAAATTGAGGAGAAAAAAGATGATTAAAAAATTATGGAATAAATTTGTTAATTGGCTTTTTAGCTGGCAGAAAAAAAATGGGTAAATGTAAAAATTGCCATTGTAATTGCCATTGTAGTGAAAATTTACATGGCCATCATTATGATGGAGATTTATGCACATGTGATAATTGCACATGTAAAAGAACTTACAAAAAAGAAAAAGACCATGGAAATGACATTTCTTATGAGAATGAAGTAAAATATGATTGATAAATTTATGAATTATTACATGACAGGAGGACTAGTTATATTACTATGCCTTTTAGCTTTTTGTGGTGGACCAGCACACGCAGGTTCTACACAAACAAATACTTCTGGATCTAACACAGCAATTGAAGGTGGATACACATCAACAGCTACAACTACATATCAATCTGGATCTGAATCTACAACTACAACAAACAATACTACAAACTCAGATATAAAATCTTCACCACCATCAGCATCTGCACCATCATACAATAGTATGACTCAAGATGTTTGTGCCGTTGGTGTATCTGCAGGAGTACAGACATTTGGTTTTGGTGTTAGCGGTGGTAAACATGTAATAGATAAAAATTGTGAAAGATTAAAGTTAGCTAGAATACTAAATGATTTTGGTATGAAGGTAGCAGCAGTTGCTATACTTTGTCAAGATGAGCGTGTGTTTGAGTCTATGATACAAGCCGGCACTCCATGTCCAATTGATGGTAAGATTGGTAAAGAAGCAAAAGCATTGTGGTCTAAATATGATCATGAAAGACCAGATTACGATATTTATGTAAAACGTATGAAGGCTAGAGAAAAAAAAGAAAAAGCGTTAGCTAAAAAAATAGCTCTTGAAGAAAAGAAAAGACTTAAAGAAGAAGCTAAAATGACTAAAGAATTTGATGAATTTGACAAACAAGTAGAAAAAAAGATTAAAGAAAAAAAGAAAAACCCAGTAACTTGGGAGTCACCTAAATAATGCCTAAACCAGTAAGAAAATGGATAGTAAGATTAAGAATGTGGTATGCAGATTTAAGAGGTCATCATGGTAAGAAATGGAATTATGAACCTTCTAAACATTATATGAGGAAAAAATGATTTGGTTAACAATATTTATAG